TTGGAGTAATTTCATAACTATGTCCTAATACGTTAAAGCCTCTATCAAACTGCGTAGATGCACCAGACTTCCATATCTCAATACAGTTGTATTCTGGATCTGTTGCGGCATATAATTGTGTTGTAACACCGACAGTAATTCTACTACCTTCAGTATATTCTATGTTTGCACTGCCTTCTGGATCAGTCGTAGGTATAATAGATGCTCCACCAGCTGGATAAATTGCTCGTGTATTGTCAGGCCAAGTAGGCGTCCCTGCTCCAGGCCAGTTATAGAAAGGTACTTGTTCAAAGACTACAGGTGCTGTTGTGCTTCGTGCTTGTGTTACTGCACCAATAACTAATTGTGCTGTAGTAACTACGTTTGCGGCCACTGTACCCGCTGTTACTGCATTAGCGGCTACTGTACCAGCAGTAACTGCATTGGCTGCGATTGTACCAGCAGTAACTGCGTTTGCCGCAATTGTGTTTGCTGTAACTGCATCTACCGCTATAGTACCTGCTGTTATTGCGTTTGCCGCAACTGTACCTGCTTCTACTGCATTAGCACCGATAGTACCAGGCGTAACAGCACCAATACTAATGTCACCAACTTGCACAGCATTTGCCGCTATGGTTCCTGCTACAACTGCGTTTGCTGTAATCGTGCCTACAGTAACAGCGTTGGCTTCTATAGTGCCTGCTACGACTGCATTAGCGGCGATTGTACCTGCTACTACTGCGTTTGCCGCTATTGTTCCTGCTGTAACAGCAAGAGCATCAATAGTTCCTGCTACGACTGCATTAGCCGCAATCTTACCTGCAACAATAGAGTTTGCGGCAAGTTCGTTTGCTTCAATAGAGAGTGCAACAATTCTGTTGCCATAAAGTGTACCTGTAATAACAGCATTACCATCAAGGGTATCGCTAATAATAACATTACCATCGGTTGTGCCAGGTATGATTCTGTTACCAGGAAGTGTATCTGGTATGATTGCGTTACCGTCAATACCATTCATATTGACAAGAACGTCTGTTTGATTTAATGCTACAATAGGAGTAGCACTAACTGTAAATGCAGTAGAATTAGCAATACTAGTAATGTAAGTATTTGCCGCTAGTTGACCAACACCTGTTCCAAGAAACACATTACCACCTGCAAACACACCACTAAATGCGTTACCAGCGTCAGTTTCAAACAATGTACCAGTAGAAGTCATGTTAGAAATGCCAATCTCAGTAGCTGGAGTTAGACTTGTGCCTAACCAGTTAACAATAGTACTTGAAGGACTTTTGACACCTACTTGATTGTTTTTAGCAACAATTGAAAAATAATAATCTCCAATTGGTAGATCATTGATTTCAATATCTACTGTATCTCCTGCTACATAAGGACTACCAGATGACAATGAAACTGGCTTGTATAATTTATGTGTCGCTGAGTCAGGATCTGTACCAAAGTTAAAATCTAAAAATAAAACATTACCTTCAGTTGGCACAGTACCAGTGACTCTAATAGCACTTAATGATGCTTCTTGTATAATTGTTGTTGTTGGCGCAATAGGCGTATCAATAATGTTAGGATCGCTTAATCCAGTATTAGGATCAGGAACAAAATCTAGTAATGCTCTATCTGCGTATATAGTATCGTTGTATTCAAAGCCAGTAACTCTGACTCCTAAAGAACCATCTGGGTATTTTTCTTCAGAAACAGTTGATACTCTAAATAATTTTCCGTAACCAGAGTTTAGTGTGTCCCATCCATATACTTCTTGCTTGATACGAATAACATCACCAGCATCTACTTGAATACCAGAATAATCTAACTGAAAACTAACTGTTAAATCTTCTCTGCTCTGTAATAAACGTCTAACGCCTACATATAATGCTTGAACTGAGTTATTGATCTGTGGAAATGCAATATTGAGTTTATTTACTGGCTCATTTGGAGACATGATTACTTGAGCGTAATCTTCTAATTGAATTAACTGATAATCGCTTTGATCTCTGATATATGAGTTAGGATATTCAACTTCAATTTCATTAAAAGTATCATTTAAATTTATTGGAGCAATATTAAGCCCACCTACTAAATTACTTGAGTCAACTACAAACAAATCATCTATTGTAGTATAATCAGTGTAACTTTGATTAATAATGACGCTCCACTTAGCACTTAATTCACTGTATTGTAGCCACGAATCACACGAGTCTACCATAAATTGTAAATTGCTAAGACAGTCACGTCCAGTAGCTGTAGGACCGTTTAATCTGTATCTATCTTGTGTTCCTGTGCCATAGTCGATCTGTTCATCAGAATAANTATTTAAAGCTGTTAGAGACGTTGTGTCGATGCGTGAGAGGGGTACAGCACACCCGTATCTGTCGTTTAAAAGATAATCTAAGATAGCATCGCCTGGTCTTGTAATCGTATTTGTAACTCTAAATTGTACAGCACCTAAAGCAGTAGTATAAGCATCTTGGTTATACTTGATTCGTACAATCGCAAATGCAGTGTTAGACATTACAGATGTTGAAGGCCATCGTGCCGCAACTGGTATTCTAGCATCGTTCAAAATCTCAATAGCAGTCTGACCACCTGTGTTTACACCAGAATTATATCCATCAGTAAACAAATAGATGTTTAGATTGCCATTAATTTTATTATCATATTGTGGTGGTGTAGTATTGTTAACTAATGAACTTACATTACCATCAGTAGCTGAAACTACTGCTCTTTTACCGTCATAATAAATGTTGTTTAGATCAAAAGACATAGTGCCGCCACCACCGCCCTGATCATCAGAAACTTCTGCTAGAGCGATAACATACCACATAAATTCTTGGTCTGTAGATATTTTAGCATCAATAATTGGACCACTAACATATGCTGAGCCATATATGACAGGTAATTTGTTGTCTGTTGCAGGTGGTAATTGAACACGACCACCAGATGGTCCGCCACTAGTGGCATCTCCCATCATTCGTTTTGTAATAAGACTTGAAACGCCAACTGCGAGGACTGCTGTAGCCGCCCATCCTATTGCCGCCGCCCATGCGGCTGTTGCACCTGCGGCTGCCGCCCAACCAGTTACTACTGCCGCTATCGCTGTAAATATTGCCATATTATACTCCTGCTACCCAGACTTCTTCTGATTTAGTGTATCCAAATCTTGCAAAGTCTAAATCTGGTGAAGAAGTCATTTTTGTCATTGTGTACAATTTAATTGTGTCTTCATCAACTAATTCCTGTGCTTTTTTATTGTATGCTTTGATTAATTTAAATCCAGCTGTACTTCCTCGATGTTCTTCTTCAACCCAAAACATTAATTCTCTTAACATTTTTAGATCAGGATCCCAAATATTATGATCTTTTACACCTGCTATCATACCAACTGGAGTGCCATCTTTTTCTGCTATAAATGCTACGCCGCCGCCAATAATGATGTGATGAAACATTTTATTTACGTATTCTTCATTGTCACAATCTTTCATCATGTCAATAGGAGTCTGTCCACGAAAATTACGAAGCATTTTTACGACTTCGGGTAGATCAAATTTGTTTGCTTCTCTTATTTTCATCGTTGTTCTTGTCTTCTTTGGTCTCCGCCGCCGCCGCCTCCGCCGCCGCCTCCGCCACGTCCTCTGCCACCACTACTAGCAGTAACTTCTTTACCAAAGTCAAATTGTACACCAGCAATGCTATAAACATTGTCCATGCTAGTATCTAGTGGATCAAATACTTTCCAACTTTCTTCGTTTGTCTTTCTGCCTGCTATTCTATTTGATAGCACTGTTTTATAACTACTTGCACTTACTGTTACAATAAAATTATCATTGTTGTCTGTACGTTCTTCTTGTACAGAGTAATTTGTAATAACTCCTGTAAATCTTAGATAACTATCACCTAATAAGTCATTATCATCATAAAATCCACGCCATACTTCAACTTCACTGCCTCTAATCTTAGTATCTAAGACGATTTGAATGTTATTACCGCTAACCCCTGATAATGAGATATTAGTATCACCTGCTGTTACTCTTAAATCTCTGTTTTGAGAACCTACTGATAGTAATCCGCCTAATGCTAGATATTCGTCTCCATCAATCGTCTCATTTCTGTATGCACTACTAAATGTGTGAGTAGTGACGTTTGCTGAATTAGAGAATTCGTTAAAAATAGTTAATTTAACAAATTCTGCTGATTTGATTGCGCCTGTATTCTGTACTTGTGGGATATTTTGTGACATTATGCTGTTGCTACCCATTCATAAAGTGAAAAATCACCTGAAAATTCAATTAAAGCATTTCCTACTAGTGTTCCACCTGCTGAATAGTCTGCTCCACCTGGATAAAGTTTGTATGTAGGCATATTAGGACAAAACATATAAAATTGACATGCATTTCCTGCTGTGATGCCAGCACCATTAACAACTCCAGTTATAATATTAGGTCTATGAGTCGTAATTGTTATAAAGGAGTCTGTTCCTCTTGTTACTTTTGTAGTAGATGTGAAAGGAAACGTATAATTACCGATTTGAATTAAATCGTTTTGCTCAAACATAACTCTATTTGCGTTAATTGCTGGTAGATTTGTTAATTTTAATTGATTACCAATAAAACTTTGAACTGTCATTTGATTTAACTGTGATGTAGCTAATGATCCTTGATATCTAAAGATCCAAGACAAGCAAGATGCGTTGCCAAATGTTACTACTTGAGGTGTATTTCTATCTAGTACATCTAGTTGTTCCATCAATGCTCGTGCTTCATTATAACGTAAACTAGCAGGCATAGTTAAATTAATTCTCCAAGGATTAAATGTTGGAGTCTCAGAAGTTCTTGCGACTTCGTTTCGTGTTGTTTGTATGCCGACGACCTTTCTTCGGTCTATCTCCATACCTTGACATTTGTCAACAATTGTTTGTAAGCCTGACATAATATAATCCTATTTTTTTCTTAGTTGCAATTCAGTTACATTTCTTACTTCTGAGCCATATCCAATCACAAACAGAAAAAATGTAAGTGGTAAAAACCAGAGTGAGATTAGACCTAAAAAGTGTGCCCATATAAAAGATATTGCACCTAAACTAAAGACGTTGAGTGTTCCTGTTTGTGGGACTTGTGTGTTGCTTGTTATTTTCATTTGTTTCTCCTATGTAAATTATTAATAAGGCATTTCGTTTTCTGCCATTCTTACAGTACCAAGTAATGTTTTTCTATTCTCTGCAAAAACTTGAGCAACTGACCTTGAATCCATTGCTTGAATATTGTTTGTAATATAGTTGTTTGTAACAGGAGCACTTTGAACTGTTGCTCCACTGCCACCTTTACCTAATTGATTGTTTGGTATAATCTTGCCTGAACTAGGTGGTACGAATAATTCAGGTCCTTTCTCACCAACCATGATCGGTCCACCAGCTTTAACGTTACCGCCTTCTGCAAATCCTGGTATGCCGAATGCTGTACCAGCGGCTTTAAGTGCGTTAAATATAACCATTTTAAGAATCATCTTTTGTATGTCTTTTATAATGCTTTTTGCTAGATCGCCAAACGAGAATTTACCTGATTCAACAAAATCATCAATTGATGATTCCATATTAGAAGTCATTGATTCAAAAGCACCCTTTGCAAGATTAGCAGAACTAGTTATGTTTTCAACATATGAGTTCATTGATTCTTTCCAGCCTGCATCAAATGTACGAGATTCATCGTATGCTTCTTTGATTCCTTCTTTAAGTAAAACAGATCCTTCTCTTGCTTTAGCATAATATGATTCTACTTCTGCGTTATTTAATGGTGCTCCTCGTCTTGCTTCTTCTGCTTCAATTGCGGCTTTTGCTGATGCTGTTGCCGCCGCATCAACATCTGCATATTTTTTCTCTAATGTTGTCAGACCAATATTTGCTGTGTCGAGTTGTAATTTTGTTAGTTGATTTTGTAAATCTATATTTGTTTTAATTGCAAATTGTTGCAATTGATATTGATCAGTCAAGCCAGTGTTTGCTACAACTAACTGTTCGATTACATCTAATGTTCCTTGATGTGTGTTTCTAAGTTTTTCTAGTTGTGCTAGAAGAAGTGGAATCTTTGCTAGTTCTTCATCAGTGCCTTGTGCTTTAGCGTCTGCAACAGCATTAGTTAATCTTAATTCTTCAGCCCTGAAACGTTGTCCTTCTTCGTGCAATGCTTCCATGACACGTTTTTGTTCGTCACTTTTACCAATCAATGCATTTTGCATTTTTAGATTTTCTATAATAGCTTTTGTTTCTTCGTGGTAAGCATCTGCCGCTGATTGAATTGCGTAAATTTGTTTTGCAGTTGCTATTACTACTTTGTCAGTAGTTTTAACAGTGTCATCTAACTCGTTTTGCAATCCATCAAGTTCTAATCTCCATTTTCTTAGTTCTTCACTAGTATCAGATGATTCGTCATTTAATTCTCCAACTGCTTCAGTTAATTTGTCAATGCCTAAGAAACTTAAAGCACCTGATGCTAAGAATATTATTCCTTCTTTTACTTTTCCTAATACTTCTAGTGCTTTTCCAAATGCGGATGTAAATACTTTTCCAACACCTATTGCAAAGCCTCCTAGAACTTTGCCTGTTTTTATTGCGGCATCTCCTAAAAACTTAAATCTAGCACCTAATCTTTTTAATAGTAAAGTAACTGATCTAAATCCTAGTTTTGTGACTTTGCCAAATTCGTTCGTGCTTCTTTGTGTTCCCTTCAGAAAAGATTTAACAGCATTCAAAGAATTTCGTGCTGTCATTGATAGACTCTTAAATATGCCTTTTGTTCCTGAACCTAATCCTTTAAATGCATCTTTAAGACCCGCAACGGCTGTTTTAACAATACCTCCGAGACTGCCGATTTCTTTAAAAAACTTTACAACTGCTTTACCAATACCTACAACGCCTGCAAATGCTAATCTTAATCCTTGTAATGCTTTAGTAATTAAGAAGAAATTTGCCGCAACCATTACTAGTTGGAAACCAATTTTTAGATATTTTGCAAATTCATCAAAGTTTTGTCCTGCTCTATAAATCATCATTGCTAGTAATTCTAATGATATGGCAAGAGTTTTACCTGCTTGTGAATTTTGTTCAAATTCGTTGTATGCTAATTTAGATGCTGTTTGGACTTCTTCAAATGCACCTGCTATTGTTGGTACAGTGTTAGCAAATGCAGTTATAATACTGTCTCTGGCTTTTCTCATGGCGTCAACAAATACTTGACCTGTAATCTTACCTTCAGAACCTAACTTTCTTAATTGTCCTATAGGGACATCTAATTCTCTTGCAAGGGCTTCTGTGACAATTGGCATACCTTCTAAAATAGAACGTAATTCATCACCTTGGAATCGACCAGATTGTAGTGCTTGACCTAACTGAAGCAAAGGACCTGCGGCTTCAGCGGCACTTATGCCTGAAGATGATATTGCTTTAGAAAGAGAGTCAGTAATTACTGCTGTTTCTTTCATACTGATACCAAGAGTACCACTTGCTCGTGCTATTCTAAAAAATAGATCACCAACTTGTTCTAATGGTGCACGAGAATTAATTGCAATACCAGCAATTGCTTTAAACTGTTTTTCTACTTCACTAGCATCTGGTGTTATCGTTCTTAGTCTGTTACCTAAACTTGTAATACTATCAGCAAATTGTACAACTTGTCCAGCACCTAAAGCAAGACCAATACCAGCAATTGCTTTTTCTAAGCCATTAAGACTGCTCTGAGCATTTTTTGTATTGACTGCGACTGTATAGTTTAAATCTGCCATAATATTTCCTTATTTGCGCCTTAAGATTTTCTTAATGTATTTGTCTACTGCTTGAATCATTGGTTTACTCATACCTTTTGGTGCTTTAGGACTTGAGCCATTGTCTAACACTCTAGCATATGGATACGCCGCAACAATCGTACTTCCTGCAAGTTT